AGCGCGGGATGTGGTTGATCGTTGCGATCAGATCGGCGAGGCCGTTGATCGCGTCGGTCAGGCCGTGCATGGCGATGTCCGTGTTGACCTGGTCGGGAACGGACCGGTACTTCCCGATCAGCCCGTCGATCGCCGCCTGCGTGAACCCTGCCTTGCGCAGCTGCCGCTCCAGCGCCATGGTGTTGACGTCGTAGGCGGCTGCCGCGTCCCCGGCGCTGATCCCGGCAGCGATCTGCGCCTGATAGATTTGCATGTTTGCCTGGACTGCGGCGAGGATCGTCTTCTGGTTGTCCTCACCCTTGACGGTGTTGATGTCCAGTGCGTGGCCGTTCTTCTTCAACGCGTCATTGATGTTGAACAGCGACTCGTGCCATTTCAGGGTGGCCTGGTCGATGTTCATCATGCTGTCGAAGATCTTCCCCGACATCGCCCCGGCCAGGGAGTCAGCCGTGACGCGCGTGGTATTCAGTGTCGTGTTCAGCGCGTTGAGCTCGTCCTGGCTCGCCTTTGTGCTCTGCGCGAACTGATCCATGCCGGCAGCGGCGGCTGAAACATTCTTGCCGCCGTTCTTCAGCTCATCCCACCAGCCATGGACGGTCTTCAGCCAGCTACCGAGCACCGGATACCAACCGAGCATTTTCACGGTAAACCCGGACACCGCTTCGCCGACGGTGACGAACCCCTGCCACAGGTGGGACAGTCCGTCGATGAGCCCGCCGATCCCGATGACCAGGGTATTCATGATCATAAACAGTGCGCGGAGCCCCTCCTGCGCACCCTTGCCGCCGTCGGCGAGCAGCGCGAAAAACTTCGACAACGAGGAGCCGAGACTGGGCAACTGGTTGGCCAGTTCCTGCAGGATCGGCCCGGCCGCTGCGAACGCCTTATCCAGGCCGGGTGTCAAATTCCTGAAGAGATTCGCGATCCCGGCCGCGAGTGGATAGATGAATTTCGACAGCGACTCAAACCCTGCCTGGACGTGCGGCAGGATCTCATCCCAGGCGGCACCGAAGATCCGCGCCGAATAGGCGAGCGGGGCCGCAAAACTCGCGGTGGCCGCCTGAAACTGCATGACCACGCCGTTAAAGAGATTCGCCCACGCGTCGTGGACGACCGGGTTGGAGATCTGTCCCACGATGCCGGCGGCGATCCCGCCGAGCCCGACTGCGGACAGTAGGACAGCGTTCAGTGCCGCACCGATGAACGCCGAGCCGGCGAGGATCGCCGTGGCGATACTCCCGGCAATGGCGATCTGCACCTCGGGTGGCATGTGCTGCATCGCTGCGGCAAAGGGTTTGAAGATGATGCCGACCCACGGAATGTTCGACAAGCCTTGGACCATGCTGTTGCTGCCGCCGCCGAGCATGTCTGTGAAGCGGCGGATGAAGCCTTTGCCTGCGTCGCCGCCACTGTCGCCGAAACTCGCGACGAGCTTCTTCCGGGCGTCGAGCAGGTCGGCGATTTCCGCCCGATGCTGGGTGATCTGGTCCTTGCTCGACGAGAACAGCATCGAGTCGCCCTTGAGGCTGGCGATAGATCCCTTGTGGAGGGTGATCTGACGGTCGAGCTCGGCCAGGTCTGCGGTGAACTGACGGAGTCCCTCGCCGGCGACCTTCGCGTTGCTGCCGGTGTCGCGGACGCCCGCGGTGAACCGGCCCAGTTCGTCGCGAGCCTTGCCCGTCTTGGTCCCGACGGCGGCGCCCTCGTCACCGACGGTCTTCAGTGCGGCTGCGGCTTTCAGCGAGTCGGGCGCGAGTTTGTTCAGATCCCGGTCGAGCGCTTCGACCTTACGATCCAGTTCCTCGGTTGCCGCCCCGGCCCGCCCGACGGGGGCGATGAAGGGCGCGACATCGGCTTCGAGCGCGACGCTGACTTTTCTCACGATTCACCGCCGGTCCCGAGGTAGGCTGCGTACGCACGACTCGACGTGGCGCGGCTAGGCCCGGCGCGGCCTGTCCCGGCACGGCGGGGCTAGGCATGGCTAGGCGTGGCAGGCGAGACAACGGGAGCCGGACTCAGGTCCGGCTCCTTTCGCTTGTCGGGACCTGCGACACCAGGTGGAGGAAGGTGTGCGGCCTCGGCTGGTCGGCGTACGCCTCGTGCGCGCGCGCGAACGCCACGCACCGATGGCATTGCAGAGGCAGCTCGTGACGGTAGCGGTCCTCGTTCTCGGCCGCTGTCGTCTGGGTGAGGTCGCCGCCGCAGGACGGGCAGCGGGTCTCCCGCCGCATACTCAGGGCCAGCATCCAGCCCTGCTCGGTCTCATCCCATTCCACTTCAGGGATCGACGAGACGAGCACGCCGTCCTCGTAGGTGTAGAGGGTGGTCGGTTCCCAACCCCCGAACCGCTTCTCGCTGATGCCGAGCCGTTCAGCGGCCTCTACCCGGCGTCGGAGCTCGTCGTCGTCTTCGAGCCGGCGTAGGAGAAAGGGAGGTCGATCCGGCGCACGTTCAGGGCCCACGCCACATCGGTGAGCTGCTCGAACTGGCCGTCGGAGAGTTTCTCGTCGACCAGCAGCCGGAACGTGGTTTCATCGAGGACCGGGTCGACGAGGCTCGCCCGTAGCAGCGGTTCGAAGAAGGTGTCCTCGTTGACGCCGAGCATCGCGTCCCGGGGCACCGGCGCGCCGTCCTCACCCTTGCGCGGTGGATGATCCCGTTTGAGTGCCTTGAATTTCGGTCGTGGCATCGCCCGGAGCCGGAACTCCACTGTGGACGCGAGCATCTGCGCCTTCAGTGCGTCGAGCTCGGCGGTGGGTTTCTTCGGGCTGCCTGCGAGCGAGTTCGACTCGGCCGGCTGCTCGGCCTCGCGGAGCAGCTCCTCGTATTCCTCGACGAGGTCGAGGGCGAGGCAGATCGGCACGGTGCGCTCGGGTAGACCACCGGCCCGGATGACTGCGGTCGGGTCGGCGAGCTTCGGTAACGAGGGGCTCACGCCACAGCCGCCCGGATGTTCGGCGTCAAGTTGATCTTCGTGTCGACCTCCCATTTGGTCACCGTGTTGGCCGCCGGCGCCAGGTTGCGGGTCTGCCCGAAGATCACCGGATAGACCTCGACGACCTGCGTGCTGGCCCATGCGGTGGCGTTGTCGATGTACCGGCGCACCACGATGTAGCCGCTCGTGCCGCGGGTCAGGGTGGCGTACGTGGTGTCGCCGGTGGCCTGCTTTTTGAAGATCAGCTTCGTACCGCTGAAACTGTCCCGGCCGATCGTGACCGTGTTGAACGTCGAGTTCAGCGCGCTGTTGTCGACGTCCGCGGTCGACGGCTCGAACCCGGACAGACCGTCCGGGGTCATCACGCTTTGCAGCAGGATGCCGGCGTTCAGTTCGGCCGTGGTCGGGGCGGCGATGTTGGCGATGGTCGGGACGTAGGCGACGCGGGTAAATCCGTCCACCACAATGTCGGCCACGATCAGTTCCCTTCAAATGTTGTGGTGTCGGCGTCGCTCTTGTTGGCCTCTTCGGCGGCGAGCCGGTCGGCCTCGGCCCGCTGCGCGGCCAGGTTCTCCGCGACAACCGGGTTGGGTTCCTCGGGTGGGTCGCAGGGCTCCCAACCCATCGCCGCCCACGTCTCGACGGCGGATGACGGACACGCCCAGGTGCCCTCGTGGCCGGGTGTGCCCTCGGTCCCGACGTGCTTGAGCCAGGTGAACTCCGCCGGGGTGCTCATGCCGGAACCAGGACGTAGGTCAGGGCGGTGTTTGGCGCGGCCGTGACGGTGACGAGGCCGGTCCCGAGGTTGACCTGTGAAGGGCTGACGTAGAACACCTTCTGGCCCGTGGCGACGGTGGCGACGCCGGAAACCGTGGCCGGGTTCGACGCGGGCGTAGAGCCACCGTCGGAGATCGTGATCGTGTTGATCGTGCCGGCCGTGATCGCGATCAGGTTGCAGCCCTGCGTCCCGAGTTGGGTCTGCGTGATCGTGTCGGATCCTGATGACGCGTTGATGGTGACCGCGGCCCCGGTTGCGACGGGGACGGTCATGACGAGTGCCGCCATACCGGCGCACCTCCTGGATAGGGAAGGTCCCGCCGGATGGGGCGGAGAAGTGGTGTTGCGGGGTCGGGCTAGTTGGTGGCGGTGAGCCGGTAGGTGTCGGTGGCTTCCATGACGAGCACGCCGGTGGTCTCGGCCCGCTGCGGTGGCTGTGAGCCGTCCTCCATCTCGATCGGCCCGACCGCGGGGGCGGTGAAGCCGGCGATGGTGGGCCGCACGTCAAGGAGTTGGGTCCGGACCCGTTCCCGGACCGCGCGGACAGCGATCGCGTTCCCACCGACGGCGGTGACGATCCACCTGGCGGCCCAGGTCCGGGAGCGGCCGTCGAGGGCGTTGTTCACGTTGTCCCGAGGCCGGGTGACCGTGGTGTAGACGACGCAGTACGGCGGGCTCGGCGTCGGGTTGGGCACTGCACCGTCGAAAACGACGAGCGATGCGTCGGCGGTGAGCAGCGCCAGGCCGGCGTTCGCGATTGCTTGGTCCAGGAGGTCGGTCATGGCTCGGGGTCCGTCACCGGGCCGCCTTGCACCGACTGCCCTTCGAGGAGTTTCGCGCCGAGCTCTTCCATGAACCGGGCGAACTTGGGCTCTTCGGTATCGAGCGCTGGCGATAGGTGCGGGATCGGCGCGTTGTTCCGCGATCCGTACTCGAGCAGCCGGCCGAGCCCGCCTTGCAGCTTTTCGCTCTTCGGCCCGACCTCGCCCGACACAACCGTGCCGGAGGCTTTGACGTCGTAGCTGATGCTTCGCGGATAGTGCGGCAGATAGCCCCGGCGCGACGCGCCCCGGATGATCCGCTGGGCATCCTTTTTGATGTTGTTGCAGCCCTGCCCAACGACCTTCTTGGCGTCCTCGACCGCGTGGTGCTGCGCCCAAGCGAGGTCGTGCTCGAGTTCGGTCAGGCCGGTCACTTTGGCGCCCATTAGGACGTGAACTCCATGACCTCGTAGCGGGCGGCCGTTTCGCTCGTGTCGCCGGCCAGCGCCCGGACGCGGAACTTCCGGCCGATGAGTGTGGGCGTCAACGCCGATGCGGTGGGCGTCACGAGGTCGTCGACGGCGAGGACCGCCGCAGTGAGCGGCAGCGACAGCACCGAGTGCTGCTGGTACTGCTGCGCCTCGCCGGAGACGACGGGCCGGCCCATCACGATCGCCTGGCGGATCCGGCACTTCCCCGTGTAGATGGTCGAGTTCACGGGGGCGCCGACTCCGGTGTCCGGGTCGGTGGGGTTCGAGGTCTGGCGGGTCACGGTGCAGGTGTCGAGCATCCGGGCGAGCGCGAAGGCCCGACCGCGCGTCGTGACCGAGAAGATGGACATTGCCTACCTCCTCAGCACGGGTCTGCGGTCTGACCGGTATTCGGACGGGCCGTCGTTCCCGAGTCCGGCCGTGCGGTGGTGGCTGTGTTGAAGGTGGTGATGCCCGAGCCGGGCCGGGCTGTGGTGCCGGTCGAGGGGCGCGGGGTGGTGCACGGGTTCGCCGCGGCGCCGATGAGGTAGCCGTCCATGCCGGCCCGTCGCCGGCGGAGGCTCCACAGCCGTCTCTTGCCGCGGACCGCCTGCTGCGGGTAGGGCGGCGGGGTGACGATGACCTGCGGCGGGGTGACCGGTTGGGGCTTGCCCCGGAGCAGCCTGCCGATCCGGGACTTGACCCGGGCGACGAGCGGAACTGGAGCTTGGCCGGATGTCGGTGTGGCGGTGTGGGCGCGGCGGGTGACCGCGATTTTCACGGCCTGCCGCACGCGTGCGGGCACGTAGACGGGCTGGGCCGGGGCGACCTGCGGTGGGACGGGAGCTGCTGGCCGGCCACGGAACGCTCGGAGCAGCCTCGCGCGCGCGTGCAGGAGCTGCGGCACGGTGCCGGGCGGGGTGACGACGACCTGGTCCGGGACGGGTGCTGAGGCGTGGCCACGGAACAGGCGGACGAACTTGACCCGCGTGCGGAGCCCCTGCGGCGGGTAGGTGGGCGCGGCGACGGTGATCTGCGGTGGGGCTGGTTGGGCCTGCCGGCCCCGGAGGAGCTTCGGGAGCTTCAGCCGGACCCGGAGCGCCTGAACGAAACCGGGCTGGTCGAGTGGCACCGGGGACGCCCGCCGGCGGGCCGGTGTGGGCTTAGCCCTCGCGCGCGCGACAAACGCCGGTGGCGGGGCTGTGGTCTGGGCCTGCGCCGGGGTTGCGCCGCGGTGCGCCGGCAGCTGCTTGAGCCGGGCCCGGGGCGGCTGCGCGACGTAGGTGGGTTGGGCGAGCACAACCTGAGCCGGGACTATCGCGGCTGCGTAGCCACGCCCGACGTAGGCCGGCAGCACCCGGCGGCGGATGTTGGACGGTGACGCCACGGGCCCGGACGCGGCGATCGCGGGCAGGATCTCGATGTAGACCCAGTTCAACGCCGTCGATGTCGCGGGCAATGAGACATTGAGCCGGTTGCTGACGGTGTTGACGTCGTCGGGGATGGTGCGTTTGAGCTGCCCGTAGGAGATCTGGGCGGGAATGGTCCCGACACTGCCGGGCCGCACGATCGAACAGTCGGTGCCAGGAACCGGCACGCCGACCGCGTTCCAGTCGCACATCGACAGGAAGCCGAGCCCGCCGGTCGCTTGCGCGGTGTAGGACTGCGTGATGATGCTGGCCGAGGTGGAGCCGGACTTGCCGTGCGCGCCGACCGTCGGGCGCCCGTTGGCGTCGATGAGCACGAGGACCTGGAGGTCAGCGTGCCGGTTCGGTGAGGCGGCGTTGTTGTTGACGGTCACCGTCATCGGTGCGGAGGTGATGACCGGGGCCGTCCACGCCGCGGCCTGTCCGTCGGTGGTGGGTGTGTCTGCCCGGGACTGCCAATCCGACAAGGTGTAGGTCAGCGGGGTGCCGAGGCTGTCGGTGATCGTCGGTGCGGCCGGGTTGGTCGGGTCGATCGAGTTGCCGGCCCACAGCACCAGCAGCAGTGAGCCGGCCGGCGGCGTGAAGCTCGACGTCGTCAATCCGGTCGCGGTGCCGGCGGTGTTGACGGCCGTCTCGGGTGACGAGCCGTGGACGATGACACCGGTCGCCGCGGGTCCGGCGTTAGCAGTGCCCGCCCATGGCATCGGAAGTGTGTTGGGTGCGTCACCGAAACCGGGGGCGTAAAAGCTAATGAAGGGTGGCGGATCTTTTTCGACCGGATCGCCGACGCCAGGCTGGATCTCGATGTACGACCAGTTGAGGCTCGTCGACGTGCCCGGCAGGGACGCGTTCAGGGCGGTGAGTCCGCCGTTGGCGTCATCGGCGATGGTGCGATGCAGGAACGCCGTGGACACAAACCCGACGGACGTCCAGGTGTCGTCGAGGGTGCATCCCGACCCGGCGGTCTGGGCACCGACAGCGGACCAGTCGCACACGGCCAGGAAACCCTGACCGCCGTCGATCTGCGCGGTGTAGGACTGGGAAACCGAATTGGCGGAGGTGGACCCGTTGAACCCGTTGGCACCCACCGGGCTGGCCAGGTCGGCGCCGGTGATGACGTACACCTCGATGGCGCACTGACTCTGCCCGAGGGTGGTGTTGTTGGTGACGCTGATCGTCATCGCCGCGGAGGAGATGACGCTCGCGGTCCAGAATGCGGTCTGGCCCTCGTGCCCGGTTGATGGCCGGGACGAGGCCGAGGCGCCGGCGGCGCCGCCGCACTGCCACGCCCACGCCGTGTAGGTCAGGTGCGAACCGAGGGAGTCGGTGATCGTCGGCGCCAACGGAAACTGCGGCCAGTCGTCGTCGTTGCCGCTGAACGCGATGAGCAGCAGCGCATTCGCAGGTGGGGTGAACGATGCTGTGGTGCAGGTCTGGGCGCCGGTGGCGATCGCCGGGGACGAGCTGTCAATGGCGAGCGCCACGGATGACCCCCGCGGTTACTGGAAGTTGGTCCCGGCGAGGAGTTTCGCGGAGAACCAGAAGTCGTTGGTGGCCGACTGCGTGGCCGCGGCGCGGCTGATGTCGCTGAGTTTCTTCAGGTCGGCGAACGCGGCCCGGATCGTCGTGATCTCGCTCCCGCCGTAGCCGAGCGCGGTCAGCACGGCATCCGGCAGGACTGTCGTGTCATCCAGCAGCGTTTTCAGCGCGACCGCGGCGATGAGTGAATTGCGCACGTTGACGACGAGCGCGCCCATGGTGTTGTCGAGCCCTGTCTTGGTGATGGGGTAGCCGATGGCCATGCGTGCTTTCCTCGCTAGCTGTAGAGGACGACGGAAAGGTCGTTGCAGGTCAGCGTGTTGCTCGCCGAGTTGGTACCCCACTGCGCGCCGACCGTGACCGTCTTGACGATCGTGGTGTCGATCGCGACCGTGCGCGCGGCAAGGGTTTCCGGGATCGGACGCGTCGTGAAGGCGGTCAGCGCCGTGCCCAGTTGAAGGACACCTTGCCCGACAATCGAACCGGCGGCGCCAGTCGCACGAACCCGGCCGCGGTAGTACAGCGTCCACGGCACGCCAGTCACACCACTCGCCGTGGCAACCGCCGACGACGCGGCCAAAGCCACGCCGGCCACGCCGCCGTAGTAGAAGCCGAGCAGTAGCGTCGGTGTGCCCGTGTTGCTGAAGAACCCGGCGGCATTCAGCTCCAGCTCGGTGCCCTGCTCCAGTTGCATCGCCGCGAACTGTTTTTGTGGCGCCGCTGACACGTCAGTCAGCGTGACCGAGGTGTTGTATGAGGCGCCGTCCACAATGTGCAGCGGTGGAAGGGGCGCGCCCCAGTATTGGCGTGGCATCGTTAAACTTCAATCTCGACGTTGAGCCGGATCGAATGCGTCGCTGGCAACGTGTTGCCGATGTTCACGAACGCAAATCCGTTGGCAGTACCAATCGCACAGACCAACTCTTCGATGAACTCGTAGGGCAGGTCCAATGTGGACTGCGTGTTGTAAGGAACGACCGCGATCGGGTTCGCGGCCAGCGTCGGACCGGTCGTACCGATCGTCGTCGCGGTCGTTGCGATGATCCCGACGGTGGGGTCGGTCTGCGGGGTCCACGTCTCGTATGGCTGCCCGAGCACCGCGGCAGCGAGACCGGTACCGGCCGGGGCGACCGTCTGTCGGTAGACACCGACCGAGATCTGTTGCGACGTCGGCACCGTGCCACCCGCAATACAACCAAGCTGCAGCCGGCGAAGCCGGAAACCGGCAGTGGCCGAGGCGCCCCAGTAGCCGAGGTAACCGTTGACAGTGGTGGTGGCGTTGACGCCGGACAGCTGCGCGGCCTGCGACAGCAGGGTTGCGCCATAGCGGGCCATGCAGGTTCTCCTCAAGAGCGGTGGGTATGGCGAAGCCCCGGCCAGTGGTCCGGGGCTGTCGGTTAAAGCAGGGTCAGGCGACGAGCACGCCCGCGTAGTAGTCGGCGATGCTCTGCGCGAACGGCGACAGCATGTAACCGCCGCTGTTGGGTGCGGAGGAGACCGAGTAGTCGTCGATGGACTCGCTCTTGGTGGTGATGTCCGGGTTCATATAGCCCGCGCCGGCCGACTCCAGCACGGCGCCTTTGACGTCATCCGGGACGGTCACATACCCGTGGGTGTAGTCGATCTCCACAAGATCCGGCGGGAACCGGAACCAGTTGCCGAACCCGATCCGGCGGTACACCGACGGGCCGATCACCGAATACTCGGTGGTCGCGAGGATCTGCGCGGACCCACCGAACGGGGTGATCCGGATCTGCTGTATAGCGATCAACGGCTGGAACGGCAACACGATCTGGTAGGCGTTCGTCCCCGGCTGCGAATAGGTGGTGGCCGTCGACTCGAATCGGGTGTGTGCCCGCCGGGCGAACAGCTCCGAGCAGACCTGGATCGCCAGGGTCGCGGTGCTGGTGTCCAGGTCCTGCTTCAGGAAGGAAGCCAATTCGGCGACGCTGGCGTACATCACCGACACGGCGTCACCCGACCTTCCCCAGCATCACCGGTTTCATGTGACCGACCTGAATACCGGTGTGCACATACACGGGAATGTCGGCGGCGGCCGCCCGCAGGCAGAACGTCATGTCCTCGCCCATGAGCGCGAGCGGAGCCACCGCCATCTCTCGGAACCAGGGCGCGGCCTTGTCTTCGGTGACCGCCTGGATCTTTTCCAGCGCGCCGCGGTGCATCAACAGGAACGCCGCGCCGGTCGCTGACACCCGCTGGCACGCGTCCTCCGGCCACGTCGTGTACCGGACGAACGCCACCGACCCGTTGGCGTTCTGCCCCAGCTCGTACATCACCGGGTACGACGCGTCGCCGTCCTGGCTGAAGCACAGCGCGCCGAGCAGTGGTCGCTCGACCGGGTCGGCAGCCGCGACCAGTCGGTCGAGGGCGTCGCCGGCGAACACCATGTCCGTGTCGACCATCAACAACCACGGCGCACGTTGGCGCGTCAGGAAGTCGTGCACGATCTTGTTGCGGGCGGTGGAGATGTTCGGCCCCGACTGGTAGGTCAGCACCGAATCCAGCGGGGTCCTGCCCTCCATCGCCGTGGCGAGCAGCGACGCGCAGAACTCGGCCCGGACCGTTCCGGGGTGGCAGTAGCCGATGACGGCGTGCTCAGGGACCGGCAACCGTCGGCTCAACATCATTGGGCCAGCGACCCGAGAAGCCAGCGTCGATGTCGTAGCCCTCGGTGGCGAAGCCCTGCGGCGAGGACAGCAGCGTCTCCGTCTGCGCCTGCCGTGGCCCTGCCGGATACAGGACCCCGGCACCGGCTACCGCGTTCGCGGCGCCGAACTCCCTGGCCAGGCTGGGCTGTTCGGCTTGGATGTTGAACTCCTGCACGGGAACCGCGTCGTACTGCGCCGGCGCGGACGCGTCGTCACTCGGGGTGATCATGAGTCCTCCTCGAAGGGACGCCCGGCACCGTCGCCGCCGGTCGTCAGACTGTGGTCGGACACCACGTCGGGCAGCGTCAGGCTGTCGCCGATCTGCGAACCCGCGCCGTAGGTGTCGCTCTGGTGCTCCATATACCGGGCCTCGGCGGCGGCCACCGAGGCAGCCACACTGCCGGCCACGTCGTCCCGGCCACCCGGGTCTGCCGCCCCGGGGAACGCGATGCTCTGCGGCGCGCCCGGCGCGTACGGCGCCTGAATGTCAAACATCGAGGCCGGCATCTGCTCCGGCGCCGTCGGTGCGCTGTCCGCCGGGGTGATCACGTCGCCTTCCGTCCCCGCGTCTTCGGCGCGTCGGCGGGCTCGTCCTCGGCGAAGTTCATCCTGGTGAACAGCACCCCATCGCCGGCCTGGTCGTGCTTCACCATCTCGTCGTTGTCGGCGAGAATGTCGCCCTTGTTCACGCGCCGCATCGTCCCGTCCGGCAGTGTCGCCACGAACGTGTCCTGCGCTCTGTGCGCCATCGCGTCTCCTACGTATTCGGGTAGGCCGCGAGATACGCGGCCAGTTGCGGTGAGATCTGCGTCCCCGTCACCAGTTGGGTGGCTGACCAGTACGACGCCGGGGTTTCCAGGAACGCCTGCGACGTGACCGAGTCACGCTGCGAACCCAGGATGATCGTCTCCATCTGGGTGGTGACGGTGTTGCGGTAGCAGAACTGCTGGAGGGCGAACATCGCGACCATCGTCAGCCTTCTTTCCCGTCGAGCAGGCGGCGCATCGCATCCGCGTGGTACTCGGCGATGTAATCCATGAGGTCGGTTACCCGCTGGCCGGTCGGCTGCATGGCGAACCAGAGTTCCAGGTTCTCAATCCGGCAGTCATGCCTGATTCCGTTCCTGTGGTGCACGTTCTCGCCGGCGACCAACCGCCGGCCGAGGTGCTGTTCCATGGCGAGTACGTGCTCAAGGACCCGGCGGCCGTCGGGCATATTGAGGCGCACGTAGCCATCCGAACCGGGGTTGACTACGCCGCGAACTCGGGTAGGTAGCGCTGGCCCGGTTTCGCCGGTCCGCCTAAGCCGCTCGTTGTGCAGGTGGCAATACGCGGTACCGCGTCGAGGTCGATCGCAGCCGTCTATCGGACATTGCTCGACAGGCTTCGGCGGCCGTCCTTGTTTGATGTGACCAACCGGCCCGGGATCTCCATTGGCGCGGACGCGGTATCGGTGCATCGGGCAGAGGCCGCCGGATTCGGACTGCCGGTCGCAACCCTCCACGGTGCATTCCGCCTGCGGCTCCCATGCGCGAGCTTCGAGGCTTCCGGTCCTACGCCACCGGGCGTAGTGGCGGCGGCACCAGCCGCGCGCCACCACGCCCTTGTCGCATCCGTCCACTGTGCACACTTCGGAGCGCTCATCCATACCCCTCAGTGTACTCTACATATTGTGGAGTTACTTGCCCTTCATCACGCGGAAGGCATTCGTTGTGGAGATTTGGGAGCCAAATCTCCAAAACATAAACCATCCGGCCTGCCCGGTTGGTCTACCTGTGGCCGTATCCTTCACCAATGGCTCATAAATCATACTTACGCCCACTCTGTCGCATATGATGAACTGCGCAAAGTCCCCGTAAATCGCCTCAAGAGCGCCTACGGCCACGGTCGCATCCATCGTTGTCGACTCATAGATCGGAGCGCCGAGCAGCGTCGCGGGCTGTCCCTTGCCGAGGTTCGTCCAGAAGGACGAACCTCCGGCGGTGTCGAGCTGGCGGAACCGGTTGATCTGCGCGACGTTCGCCACCCACGCGGCGTTGGGCGCGTTGCGGAACCGGGCCGGCAGCACCTGCTGCGTCGCGTAGACGTCGCCGACCGCCACCACCAACGTGGTTGCGGTGGTGACGACGATCGTCGCCGCCGGGATGACGCCCTGCACGTTCGGCGGGGTGCCGTTGCCGGTGGCCAGCTGCGACTCTTCGAGCCGATCCTTGGCGTCGGCCAGGAGCACCGGGAGCTGCTGTCCGAAGTCGGTGTCCTCGAGGACCTCGTACGAACCGAAGATCCAGGCGTTCGCCTTCTGCGGCGTGATGACGATGTTCGCGACGGTCGGCGTCGCGTCCGCGACCACCGTGCCTTCACCGATCATCGCTGCGGTGACACCGGCGGAGTTGACGCCGTTCCAGGTGTTGCTCGTCGTCTGCACGACGCGGGAGATACGACGCCACGGGTTCGCCGAAGAGGCGTTCGTCAATATGATGGACGGGTCCAGCACGAAGGGCAAAAGATATCCACCATTCGCCAACGTCAATGACAGCGCGGCACGGTTGCTGTTCGCCTGGGGGTCCTGGATGTAGTCCCGGAACGCCGTGAGGTACTCCGGCGAGCCGGTCTCCAGGATGTGCTGCGCCACCTTGCTCTGGCCGGTGAAGTTGATCTCGGCCATCGCGGTCGCGGTCTCGGCGTAGTCGTGGCCGAGGTCGCCGCGGCGCGACGCCATCTCGATCGCGTCCAGGGCGCGGCCCCGGACTTCGCCCGGCTCGACCATGTTGCGCCGCACCCGGTGCAGGTCCCGGAACGGGTCCTGTCCGATGACGTTGCGGGTGATCAGGTCCGGGGTGCGGTTATCGACGTTGCTGTCTTCGACGTTGGCCGGGGTCGCCGCGGCGTGCATGACCCGCTCGAGGTCCCGCGAGCGCTTGCGCAGCGGAACGACCATCTCGTCGAGGTCGTCGAACTCCTCGATCAGGGTGCTCTGCCACGACAGGTCGTCGTCGCCCGGCTCGGGGATCGCGGAAATCGCGGCGAGCTCACTGCGGATCGCTGATTGACGGCCCTCCATCTCCTGGAGGGTGCGGTACTGGGTGCGTAGGGTCTGCTGACGCGAGCGCTTGGCCTCGACGTCCTCAGGGGTATCGCGGGTGGTGGTTTCCGGCATGTTCGCTCCCGTACTTCTGGAGGAACGCGGACCTCGCGGCCGCCATCTCCTCCTTGACTGACCGACCGGAGCGCCCCAGTGCGGGCGAGTCCTCGGGCGGCGAGTCCCAGTCGGGAGCGCCGGAAAGCGGCGGCGAGTCCTCACGAGCGCCGTCGCGGAGTGCGGTGAGCATGCGGATGGCAAGGTCGGGATCGGCGGCCATCGCACCGAGTAGGGAGTCGGAGCGGACGCCGAGGATCGCGGCGTCGGGGTATGCGGGGAACGGCGTCGGCCCGTACTCCTTCAAGGTCGACTCCATCCGTCGAACAGTGCGCAGATGTCCGTCGCGTTCGGCGCGGAAGCCGCCGCGAGGGATCAGCGGGGTGGAGCGCAGGAACCGGCCGGAGAACGAGTAGCCGGGGATCGCACCGGACTCCAGCCCTTCGACGATCTCGTCGGCGAAGTCGCTGCGGTGATACAGGGTGCGGGTCAGCAGGCCGCGTCCGTCGGGCTTGATTTCCAGCGGCACCCCGATCGGCATCGAATGCCGGTCCGACGGTGTACCCATCAGGGTCATGCCGTGGTTGTAGAAGACACCGACCCGCCAGTTGGTCCGGCCGCCGGCCGGGGCGCTGTCGGAGATGGCCCGGTTGAACACGACCGGGTCGAGCTCTTCGGTGTAGTGGCCGTCCTGGTCGTGGATCTCGGCCGGCGTGTTGAACACCGCGGCGTAGGCGGTGACCTCACGGCCGGTCTTCCCGGTGCGGACCGAGATGTCCTCCAGCGGGTAGCTGCGGACGTAGGCCGACAGTGAGTCCGCGCGGCCGCTGTCGTCGGCGACGTCGACCCCGTACTTCCTGGCGGCGGCGTGGATCTTCGGCATGGCCTTGTCTCCAAACGGTGACTGCGGCGCGCGGGCCAGCGCGTTCTGGACGTGGGCCTTGTCGTGGACCGGGAAGTGCCGCAGCGACCGGGGGGTGGTCTTTCCGCTGGAGTCCTTCGACCCGCCGGGTTCGATGTAGGCGAAGGCGCTGTCCGGGAGGTCGTTGATGCTCGCCGAGGTCATCTGCGCCCGCCAGGCGCGCTCGTCGTCCATCGGGCCGCCTTCCAAGCTCACGCTGCGGTGAGGCAGCGTCTTGAGGGCGAGCAACCGCTTGAGCAGCGCCGGGGTGACGTGGCCGTTGGCCTTGAGTCCAAGACGGGTCTGCGCCGCCATCACGGCCTGGGTAGTCAACGGCCCGAGTCTCCCGTCGACCGCGAGGGCCTTGCCCTTGCCGTCGGTCAGCCCGAGATGGTTCAGTGCGGTCTGCAGCTGCTTGACCTGCGGGCTGCCGCCCTTGACGCCGTAGCCGGTGCCGGTGTTCGTCTTCGGGTTGTACGACATCGTCGGCGAGGTGTGGCCGACGTGTCCCGCGTGGCTGCCGCCATGGGCGCCGCCGTGGCCGTGGGCCGGCTTGGTCGACGAGCTGCTTCCCGAGCCGAACTGGCCGCCCGTCGGGCCGCCGGCGGCGACGTGGGTGGTGTTGAAACGCTGGACCACGAGCTACGCCCCCGTCGTTGCAGTGATGGCGGCCGGTGCCGCTTTGCCGTTGACCGGCGCGGCGGGCAGGGCGGATGGCCCACCCGGACCGCCGGACTGCTGCAGCTGCACCGACACCCAGTTCGGGTCCTCGACCAACAGCGTCATGTCCTGTGCGACGGCTGCGGCGATGGCCGACTCGCGCGTGAACCCACCTGTGGACAGGGACACGATCGTCGAGGCCAGCATCTGCTGAATCTCGGTGGCGTCTTTCGCGTCCTCCCGCAGGAACGGGATGTCCCGCTTGTCGATGACGAGCTGCGCGCCCGGCGGCGGCGGGACGAGGGTGGCCATCGACGCGGACACGTTGCGCCACAACGTCGACAGGGTGCCCTCTGACAACAACCGCCTGGCCTGGCCGAAGTTGCCGGCGTTCAGCGACGAGCCCTGAAGCCCCTCGGACAGGCCGACGATGACGGGGTGGACCCCGGCGGCGGCCGCGATCCGCGACTCGCCCGCGCCCTGGGTCGCCTTGAAATCCAACTGCCTCAGGTCCGCGCCGACCACTGTCGCGTCGGCCCCACCACCCAGGTACAAGGTTTTGTAGGCGTTCTGGGCACCCTTATGGGCGAGGTCCATCTTCTTGACGAACGCCTCGAAGACCTCTTGCTTCATGTCCTTGAAGGACACGATCGTCTGGAGGGTGGCGCCGTTCGTGAAGAAGGAGAGCTTGTGGACTGTCGCGGCACTGTCGGCCTCGACTTCGCGGATGACCGGGGTGATCCACGACATGCCGCGGTAGTGGGCGATCGGGTCCGGTGTCGGGGCGAAGTGCGCCACCTCGTCAGGGAGCAGATACACCGGGTCGGCTTGCTTGTTGAACGGGCCGCCGGGGAAGTAGGCGTAGCCGATCAGTTCGGCGTCCAGGTCGTCGGGGCCGATGTCCGGGTCGTTCTGGGACCCCATCACGATCGAAACCCAGTCCGGGCGCATCCTCCGTAGGTAGCCGTTGCGGACCGTCCAGTAGGCGTTGCCGGCCAGGTCGGCGTCCTGCAGTGTGCGGGTCAGCAGGTCGCCGGTTGTGCCGTTGGGCCAGGGCTGCTCGAGCAGCTTCAGCGACTGGTCGCCGAACATGTCCCCGGGCCGGCCGTTGCGGATCCGCTGGTACTGGAAGCGACCCTCGCTGAACACGGACAGCCGGGCCCGGATGCAGGCGAAGATGACGCCGTTGCGTTTGTAGGCGCCCTGGACCATGCCCAGGAAGTTCGACTCCAGCGTCTCCGCACGCTGGCTAGTCGCGCCCGGCAGTCCGGTGTAGGTGGTGCCGCCGAACGACCAGCTGAAATCGAGCGGGTCTATGCCGGCGAAGTCCGACCCGTCATAGCGTTGGATCGAAGTGCCGGACCGGCGAGACAGCGACCGCAGGAGGTTCACCCGAAACCCCCTCGTCGACGTCGGTCAGCAGGAGGAAGTTCGCGGCGGTGATGAGCCCGGCGACGATCAGCCCAGCGGCCAGGCCGCGGGCCACCCAGGCGCCGGCCACGACCAGGGCGCAGCCGAGCAGGTAGCCGAGCAGTGCGCGGCGGCGGCGGCTCAGGCGAACACGGCCCACGGCTCGTTGTCCTCCTCCAGTGGCGCGCCGCACAGGAATACGGCCATCACCATGGCGATGCAGGCGTCGACCTTCCGTTTGCTTCGGCCTTTCGACAGCCGCCACCCGGTGTCCGTCTCCCGGACTGCGGCAGCGAGGACGTGGTCGGTGAGGACCGGGTCGTCCGAATGGATGAGGAGCCCGTCGCAGATGATCCGGTAGGCGTCCTGACAGGCCGGCACCATCGACGCCGACCCCTGGGAGAACTCGGCCATCGGCAGCCCCTCGTCGAGGAGGATCTCGGCGGAGCGGATGAAATAGGCCGGGTCGTAGCCGACGGTCTCAAGTCGGTAGGTGCGGTGCAACTGGCGAAGGTGGTTCTCGACGGCGGCGACGTCGATCGTGTCACCGGCCGGGTCCCATACCTTCGCCTCGATCATCACCCGGCCGCCCGGCGTCCGCTGGGCTTGGACCACCGCGACCGAGTCGTGTTTGAGGGCCATGTCGACCCCGATGTACATCGGCTCGGACGAGGAGAACTCGACGTCGCCGGCGCACGCCTCCCATGAACCGGGCGGGAGCCAGCACTCGTCCGCGCGGGTCCACTGGCCGAGGTGGTAACGCCGGAACTCGAACTCGGGGATCTGGTAGTAGCGGGCCACCACATCGTCGGTGCGCAGAAACGAGCCGGCGGCAGGGTTCGCCCGCAACACCGCGGCGCGGAGCTGCTCCTCGACGGTGAGGTCGTAGATGTCCGGCGCGGCGTAGTGCACGAACAGGAACCGGGGGTCGTTGATGTCGCCGTCGTTGACCCGGTAGCCGTACAAATGCTTGCGGCCGGCCAGGCTGTCGAGGTCCGACCCGGGGGTGGTGGTGTTCACGGCCAGCGAGTTCGCCCGTTTCGACATGCCGTTGACGAGGACGAGGTGGACGCGTTCCTTGTTCCCGACCCACTCATGGATCTCATCGGCGGCGAGGCTCGAGGGCCGCTGCCCGTCGTTCGTGCCGGCGACCGCGGCAACCCGGTACGCCCGCCCGGGTCCGCCACGGACAAGGATCTCCGTGTCGTAGACGTCGGTGAAGTGCCGCAGCGTCGGCGACTCGCGGCAGGAGTGCTTCATGTCGCCGAACAGCAAGTCGGCCTGCTCGAAACTGGCGGCGGCGACCGGGATCAGCGGTGAGCCCTTCGGCCCGAACAGCGGCGGCCCGAGGAGCTCGAACAACTGGACCCAACCGTTCAGCGGTGTCTTGCCCTGACCCTTCGGGACCTCGATAAGTGCCTCGCGGAACCTCCGGGCACCGGAGTTGGGGTTGTACTCGTACAGCCAGTACAGGATCTGTCGCTGCCAGCGCTGCAACGTGACCGGCGCACCGAAGTAGTCGCCCTCGCCGTAGACGCAGTGCCGCTCGATCCATCCACAGACGGTCGGGCCGTGCGTCGGCCAGCCGAGACTAGGCGGGACGCTGAGCGGTCTGGTCTGTGACCTCGCCGTCGATGACGTCAAAGCGGGGGTCGTCGCCACCGTCCACCCCCGCGAAGTCCTTGTTCAGATCCGCCAGGGTCTTCGCAGCTGTCCCCAGCGTCAGGTTCAGACCCAGCCGGGCCCGCGGCGACAGCCCGAACCGGTCCTCGAGTTGCCGGACCTCGATCTGGGAGTCCTTCAGGTCCTTCACGAACGGGTTGCGGACCATCTGCCCCTGGCTACCTTCGACCATCGGCGCAGACCGGATCGCTGACCGGAACCGGGCGCAGTCGTCGTAAAGCTCGAAGAGCCGCTCGAGGGCCGGGAGGTCCGACGTCCGGTCGACGAGCGCCGCCACCGGCGAGCCCCAGAAGCCTTCCCACCGCTCCCGGGTCTTCGGCAGCAGCCCGTCCGGCGGTTCCGGGGTGTCGGAGGTCCTGTCGACCTGCGCGACTGCGGCGACGAGCTCGAGTGCGCCCGGAGTGTTGCGGCGCTGCCGCTGCGTTGGATCCTTCCGCGCGGGTCCCTTGCCGGCCATCAGCCCTCCGGGTCATACCCGCGGACGACGACGTCCGCGGGGTCGGGCTCGTAGGTGTTGAACCAGCTCTTCACGTACCGGTGCCAGTCGCCGGGACGCTGCGAGGCGGCCCGACGCAGGCACACGTCCTCCGGGGACAGAACCACGATGACCTCGGCGCCGTAGCGGCGCCGGTACATGTTCCGGTCCGAGCGGCGAGCGCCCGCGTTGACGATCCACGCCTGCCGTACGCCGTGGTTACCGAGCATCAGCCGGTCGAGGACGGCGTCGCGGGCCTCGCAGATGAACGGCTTGTGGACGTCGACATGTTCATGGCTGCTCGCGCCGTACCGCAGGGCGATCGCGAGGGCGTCGTAGTCGACGATCAGGTCGCTGGGCTTGGCGTAGGTCGCGAGGTAGCTCGACTTCCCGCCGCACGGTGGGCCGCTGACCAGCGTGACGGACAGGCCGGCGACGGTCGGGGTGGGGAGCTTCGCGCCGCGCGCCGAGTTGCACGACTTACACAACACGGACAGTGGACCGCCCTGCGGCCCGCCGAGGGCGATCGGTGTGTCGTGGTCGGCGCTCAGGTCAGTGGCGGGGTGCGAGTCGCGTTCCCATCCGGGGCAGACCCAGCCGTGCTGGGCGATCCACGCGGCAACGGTGTCGGCGCGGCGCTGGCTTTCGCGGCGACCGTAGCCTTGGCGGTTCGCGCGGTTCGCGCGCGGTGCGGGCGCACGATCGCATGTCGGGCATGCGCCGGTGACGCGACGCCGGCAGCCGGGGCACACACGCGGAGTAACGTTACGTAGAGTCACCCGAACCCCGCCACCCTCCGTGACCGGCGCGATGTGACGCAGAGTTAAAAACTACGCGTAGTGATGATCAGACCCGTACGCAAGAAAATCGGT